GTGCGACCACCCCCGCTATACATGAGGATCGGGGCTGTCCAGCTATTGTTCTTAAACTTGTACCGCCACCTTTCAGCATTCAACATTCTGAAATCACGCCCTATGCGGAATCCCAAGTGACCGAGGATCGCCGGAAGTTCCCACGATGGGTGAGCGCCACTGGTGCCTTTGGATTCTTTTGTAGAGTTGGCGCGCCACTTGACGTTCTTCGTCAGGTATGCGTTCAGACCCGACTTGGGAATGAGCCGCCCTGGACCACCTATAGCGCAGATGTACTGGTTCAAAAATTTCCAAAAATAAATGGCGCTCGTCTTCTTGACGGACCCCTTGTACGGGCACGGCGCATTGATATTTGAATTGAAATAGGCCTTCTCTCTTGGTTTCAGGGTCGGATAAACTTCTTGAAGTTTGTGCCACAGGATCTTCAAGCCATTGTCCGACGTCAAAAATATATTCAGTGACGAAAAGAACCAACACGTGGACCCCGTCTGGCCTGCGCCTATGTTCATTACTAGTAAATGTCAAGAAAGTTATTCAGGATTGGGTGGGGTCACTAGCCGCTCAACCATCTCCAAGAGGGGAGCGTGTGTCTCCGCACAGTCACTCGAGTAGGAATGGATAATGGCTTCGTCAAGGTCGTCTTCACCTCCGTCATGCATATAGCCGCGGACCATAGTCTCAGCCATAATGCGCAGCTTGCGGCGATTCGCAGCATCCGTCATATCACGGATCCTGTCAATCTCGGCAAGTGACTTGTCAGCAAAGTCCACATAGTAGAGCTGGGTAGGGGCGGCCCACCCGTTGTAGAAAGCCTCGTAAGCAAGGTGGATGGCAGCCATGATTGTGTTTGGGTGACTTGACCCATCCAATTGCAGACCTTGTCAGGAACATCACACAATTTTTCAGATCGCCGCGCATATGTTTTCTGGGTCTGGATTTGCAATTCTATATTTAATTTGAATTTTCGATGGCCAGACGTACCCATAGTTGGCGTAAATTCCTACTTCATATTTATAGTAGTCTGGTTTCTTGCGGTTAAGCGAGGCTTGGTGTGATAGGTGAATAGGTGCCCATCCCCACCACCACGGCGGGCACGGTTCGCCGCAATGCGGGAGTTTCTGCATGTTATTCTGATACCCACGGGCTACCCACTCGTCAATCATAGTGTTCATATATTTGGCGAGAAAGCAGGTATGACCTTTCCACATAAGGGCCGCGGGATGATTTACCCACCCTTTTGTTATGCCCATTAGGGCACGCCATAATTGATAGGCCTCGACCCTTTGCTTCCCAAGGCGCCTATAGTCCAGCGCCTTGGCACAACCCTCTAGATCAGCACAAGGTACAAACGTGTTCACCATTTTTGAACTAAAATTGAAAAAATAATTGCAGTGCTTCACATTACACGATTTTTCATTCTAGAGGACGTCAGCCACAGTCTTGTCATCGCGGATCTCCACGAACACCGGAAGGAACAGACTCTTGGCTCCGGTCTTCTTGTCCTCGATCAGCGCATTGTACTTGACGGCCACAATCCTCTTCGAAAAATTGCTAAATGGCATTGAGCGCTCCTCGTCATTGAGGCCTGTGCCGACCGACGTCTTGACCTCACCGTCCTCCGTCTCGACCAAGAGGGAACCGATCTTACCAGCGTATTTTCCCGTGCCCTCGGTGTAGCCGACGACCACCAAGTCCGCCTCGAGCTCGGCCTTCATCTTGACTTGGTGCTTGACCCGCTTGTCCTCCCATGGACCCTTGGGATCCTTGATGATCACCCCCTCTTCGCCACGAGACAGCTGCTCCTTGTAGATTTCCTGAACCTCCTCGAGGCTCGAGACATCCAGCCACGTCTGGACAAGTATGATCGTTTTGGGACGCGCAGCCTTCAGAGTTCCACCGAGAACTCGGAAGCGCTGAATGTACCCGTCAGAACACGCGCCCTTGGTGAAGTCGGCCACTGGGATCACGTCCCACACCTTGGCGTGGATATCGCGCCCTGCCGCCATGGTACCCGTGCCTTTCTGGAACTTGGTGAGGATACCGTTGCCCGTCTTGCGGTCACAGTTGGCCACGAGAAGCTCGCCGTCATAGACGCCATCAGGAAGCTTCTGGAAGTCGGCCTCGATGGGCAGGCCCTCGAATGCCAGCTCCTTACCGGCCCGTGAATAGAAAGCCGCGGTTCCGTTAACCACATGGGCGTTGAAACGCATACCGTCCATCTTGGTTTGGACCACGCATGGGAACTTGATTTTCGTTTTCTCGTTTAGGGAGCTCACAAGCATGCAGGGGTAGCTGAGCTTCAGGTCCGGCCAGATCTTCTCGACCGTCGCCTCGCTCACACCGCACTTGAGGTTGCGGCCCAGAACACGCCGAAGGACCTCCTGATCGTCCCGTGATAAGCAGCCCAACAGGAACGCCACGTGGTCACGAGCGTCGTGCCCACGCAAAAGGCGCGAGCACAGCTTGGACTTGAGATCTTGCAGGGCGTGCTCGAGGCGGATAATCTCGGGCGGCTGGATGATGCCCTTGGACGCATCGGGCTCGGGAACCTTTTTAATATAGAAATTGACTTTGGGGTCAAGCGCAAGCCGGAAAGCCTCCTTGAGAGTGAGATCGTCAGCGTATTCGCCGAGGATGTCCTCCTTCTCAAGACGGCTGGAGGTGGCATCGAGCTTGCGGAGGATCTGGAGAGCCATAGTGTTTGTTGGGTGACTTGACCCATTCAGTCGCAAACCTTGGCAGGTGCATCACACGAATTTTCCAATGGGTCCGCTTAAAGTTGATACTCGTGTATAATTCATGACACTTAATGTAGTTGATCTTTTCTGCGGGTGCGGTGGCATGTCGAAAGGGTTGACAATGGCCGGTCTCAATATATTGGCCGGTGTGGATGTATGGGACAAGGCCATAGATAATTATAAACAAAATTTCCATCATGAAGCTATTTGCGCCGACTTGACTAAATTTCCACCTGAAAAATTGGCCGAAAGACTTGGGAATCAAATTGTAGATCTGATCGTGGGTGGCCCCCCCTGTCAGGGGTTCAGTATCGCCGGCCGGCGGGACATCAAGGACCCTAGGAATTCCCTATTCATGGAATATGTGAAATATATAGAGTATTTCAAACCCAAGGCTTTTATTATGGAAAATGTTATGGGTATTTTGTCTATGAAAACCGAGGCGGGTGAAAAGGTCATAGACATTATCACTTCGCATTTTGATCCAAAATATAATTGGGTCGTGTGTAAACTTTACGCGAGTGATTTCGGGGTCCCTCAGAACCGCCGAAGGGTCATCATCATTGGGGTCCGAAAGGATCTAGGGATCGTACCTACTGAGCCAAAGCCCACCACTCCTAACAGGCCTCCGGTGGGGCCCGTTCTGCTACCTCGAGATCAGGTGCCCGCGTCACAGTACCTGAGTGAGCGAGCCCTTGCCGGTATCGCGGCCAAGAAGGAGCGCTCAAAGGCCGAGGGCAACGGGTTCGGTGCACAGTTCCTAAGCATGGACAAGCCCTCTTATACTATTTCTGCACGATATTGGAAGGATGGGTCGGATGCCCTCGTCAAATATAGTGAAGATGAAATTCGTCGGTTGACAATTTTGGAACTAAAAAGGATTCAAAGTTTTCCTGATGATTACATTCTAGAAGGGTCCAAAAAGGACGTGACTATGCAGATAGGAAACGCCGTGGCGTGTAAATTTGCAGAACAGCTGGGCCGTCACCTCATCAGTACTCTTCAGTAATGAGGCTGTCCCAGAAACTCCGCGACGCGCGGAACTGTGAATAGTTGCGTGAGTTTCCTTCGTACATTCCGCTATCTATGAAAATATTTCCTAAACGCATTTGCTCCAAGAAGAACTCCGTTGAAATCGGCTTCCCGAAGCAAATCTTTTGATAAGTGGCGCCAACTTTTTTGCACACAAAAAACCCCTTGACTCCAAACTTGCTCGTAATCTTGAGCCCGAGTTTCTCGGCGCTCCAGAACGCGATGGGTAGCCGGCCGTCTCCCTCGGTGGCTTTGGTCGGACGCATGTCGTGCGTGGGTGAATAATAGGCCACAACAGACCCGTCATCAGTGACTTTCAGCTTTTGCCCACACTCATTATAGTCGCCCACCTTGGGAAAGCACTTGCCAGACCACGATACCCGACCATCCTTGGCAAGGTTAGGGGTTCCGAATGCGTTTATAAATTCATTTCGCGTCATGTCTATTTGGGGAAGAAATGTCTTGCGCTTGCTGAACAAATATTCATCTGCACTCCAGTCACCGAAAGAAATAGTAGGTGCGGATTTCTTCATTTCATATCCATGAAGGTCTGGGGCGTTGTTGGCGTTGGCTATGACGCCCATACGGCGCTCGAGCCAGTGACCCTCCCGCCCATCATGGGTCCCCGTAAATTCAGATAGGTCAATATTTTGACCCTTTACATTGGTCTCGAATAGGTTGATAATCAGTTGCTTCTCGGGATCCATTTCCAATTTTAAAACAAAATTGGTGGGGTCAAGGTTAGTCTGGTACATCACCCGTTTTTTTGGTCATACATCCGAAGGACCTCTTTTATGACCTCATGTCTTTCGATATCATTTTCCGTGAATCGTATATGCTGAATATTTTCAGAGTCATTCAATTTTGAAATTAAATCCGCAAGACCGTTAGACTCAAAGCCTCGGTCATGTTGCTGGACATCTCCTGTGATTACCAATTTTGAATCAAAACCAATACGGGTCAAAAGCATCTTCATACTGTTGGGGGTGGAGTTCTGCATTTCGTCCCCAATAATCCACGAATTGTCGAACGTACGACCGCGCATATATGCGAGTGGGCAGATCTCAATCTTACCATCCTCCATCATAGCCTTGATATCCTTGGGGCGGTAATATCTCGCCAACACGTCGAACATGGGACGGGTCCATGGCATCATCTTCTGTTCGAGGGTTCCTGGAAGGAATCCGTGCTGCTCATCAACGCTCACCGCGGGGCGAGTCAGTACGAGTCGCGCCACTTCACCGCGCTGTAGAGCCTTGGCGCCAATGTTGCACGCGATGAGGGTCTTGCCTGTGCCTGCTGGTCCAGAACCTATGACAATGGGTGTGCTTGATGTGAGCAAATCCATATAACGGCGCTGGGCGAGATTGCGGGGGCTGATCATGCTACTATTTATCAACTTCATATTTTGGGAGATTATTCGCGGCCCACTTCCCATCGGGCTTATAGTAATTATGTTTGAAAATTCGTTGGGCCGCAATGATTTTGTCTTCATCCTTGGTTATGGTCCCGTCTGGGTTGAGATACACGTCCTCACCAACTGGGTTGATCTTGCGGTACTTGAGGATTTTCCCCATTTGTACATCATTTTCAGACGGAAATTTATCCATTATACACATCTATATACAGGTCTCCCTAAGTGATCGTGGCCAATACATATCACCCGCCCGTCGGCAAGCATTCGTTTGAATTCCACCGTCCAGAAATCCATATTAATTCTAATTTTGAAATAAAATTCAAGAACGATTTCGGATCTCAATAAGTTTGGCAGATAGGTAGATTGATAGGTCAAGAGCCTCCTCGAGAGCCTCCTTTACCCAATCATAACCTGAATTTTGCACGAGACCGTGGCCGTATTCCTTCCGACCCTTTTCCATCCGTGCTGCAATCATGCGCATAATTTCGTCATTACAGTCCATTATGTATTAAGCAAATGGCAACTTTATATGACAATGTATGAATTTGTACTGGGAACTTTACTAGGCACTATCGCATGCAGATATTATATGAATAAGAGAGTCACATATAGTGACGTGAGTATACAAGTGGACGAGTTTCCATCTTGGACAGCTCCTCCACAACCAATTTTAATTCCAAATAGGAGAGGGTCTCTCAAAAACTATTGGGATTAGTCGGACTTTTCGGCTAGTTTCTGGGCGGCGAGCGTCTCGGCGTAGAAAACACGGGCCGCGCGGTAGGCGTCCCATGCCACAATCACCGGTGGCTTCCACGTGCAACTGAAGACCCAATGGTTTTTCACGGGGTCGGTACGGGTTAGCTTGAAATTTGTGGGTACAAAGGGGATAAAAGCCATGATCGGAAGCCACCACCGGTACATTACACTACAAAGCATTCAAATCTCTAAGAGAAGACTCGTACTCGAATTGGAGACGGCGGCGGCACGCGGGGTGGGAGGGGTCGGTGATGCACCGGCGCCAAGTACGCTGAAGGACCTCGGCGTTGTGGTTGGCCATGATCATCTCGGTTCGGAGATGCGCGTAGATCACACGGTTGTAGACGGTCATGGCGTTGTCGATGACGCGCTCGATGTGGGCGTCGCCTGCGTTCCAAGCGTTGTGAAACATTGGCGGTAACGCCACGTTCATGGCCGCCCAGACCACATTTTGGATCAAAATTCGGCCGTGCTCGAGGATATTCGTCACGTCCTGAGTGTTCTCATACCGGTGCATAAGGTCCATGAACGCGCCGTCTATGACTTCAGCGTTCAACTGGTTATCCTCGTCGGATAGCTGCAGATTATCATACCAGAAATGACGGTCGATACGAAGGGCGAGCTGATACTCGAGAAGGCCACGCAGGTCCGTCTCAAACTCTTCGAGCTGGACATCGACGCCACCTGTAGACTTGCGCGGGGCGCGGGGTGCAGACATTTGTTTACTTGGTGAGAGTTTCATTTCATTAAATGTAGCGATCACGGCACACGTTTTTTTCAAGCCTCCATCGGGTCGTACTGCTCGTCCGTGTCCAAATCGGACGCCCCCTCCTCGTGGCCCCCGCGCCACTGCTCCTCCTCATGAATCTCGTTCTCAAGGCGGTCAGCCTTGGCGCGATTCTTCTCGATGATGGAGCGCATGAAGTCGCTGTACTCTTGGTCGATCGGGCTCGTGTGGTCGAAGGGCTTGTTCTCAGTGAGCATCGCGTCGATCGCTGCAGACTCCTTGGCCTCGGCACGGCGCTTGGATGCTCGGAGGTTCACGAGCTCTTGCTCGTGCATGGTGATGCGCTCGTTGAGAGGCATATCGAAATAGGCGTCGACCGCCGCCTCCTCGAGGGCACCGGTGCAGTAGTCGCCGCCTTGGATCTCATAGAGCTCCTCCTTTGTCATGTGCTTTTCGACATAACTGGCCATACAATTATACATAGATGGCGTGATGGACTCGTTGAGATACTCCTCGAACTCCGTGTAGGTCCAAGTGAATACGGGCTCTTCATCCTCATGTTCACCCTGATAGCCGCAGAGTAGGCCAGCGTCGTTGAAAGCGAGGTACGAGTTGGGAGACATGGTTGTTTTTGGGTAATTTTGATTGACGATTACATTCACTTGGGCCGCGCAGCACACTTTTTTTAGATGGGCGGGAGCCACATCAGGCTCACCTCGGTGTTCATGGTGACGACGCCCCGAGAGTCCACATCGGTCACGTGGATAAGGATCGCGTGGTCTTCGTGCGTCAGCGTCAGCTGCTGCCCCGGTGCGACGACCAGACCCTCGAGGGCGTTCCGGACGGTATTCGCAAGGTTGTCGGGCATAGGACCCATCACGCGCTTCACGTACTCGGCTTGGGCACAAACGCGTTTGGGCCCGTTTGTCATGGGCACGAGGTATTCCTCGAGGGTGACGGTTTCAGCTGGGTAAACGGCTCGGCGCGCGATGGCGTTCATACGGACTGTGCCACGATCCACGTCAGGGTGGGGGATGCACTTGTAAACAAAGCGCCCCATCTTGACGTAAGGGGTGGTGGAGTCAACTGGGTTAACATAGAGGGCGTTGGTTTCGGCCAATTCGGTGTTAAGGCTGAGCATAACACGGAAGGTGGCCATGTTTGTTTAGTGGTATCGATCTCAAGAAGGGTGATCAACTTGGCATTGACATGACACGTTTTTTGGTAGCGGCGGGGGTCGAACCCGCGAAGCCGAAGCATTGCAACTTGAGTGCAACGGATTTGACCACTTTCCTACACTACCGTGTGGGGAATTTCTTCCCGTTTTATTTTTTTTGAAATTTACTCCGCGTCCTCGGCCTCCTCCTTCTTGGTCAGCATCGCCAGAGTGATCTTGAAAGCGTTGGCCGCCGCAGCCTTCCCAGGGATCTTGTTCTCGGAGGTCTCGTTAATGGCCTTCAGGAAAGCCTGGTACATGGCGGTGCCCTCAACAGCCTCCTTGAGCTCGGCATTCGCCTCCTTAAGGTCAGCCTTGAGGTCAGTCACGCGGTCCAGAGCCTTCATCAGGGTCTTGGAGGTGGTCGCCATTGTTGTTTAGTAAATGCCCAACGCCTTTAAGCCTACATTACCCGTTCTTTTGCTCTTGGATTTTTGAGCTTTTTTGGACCGCGACTTGCGCTTGGCTAGAGCGGCCGACTGCTTCTTCTTTATTTTGGCTATACCAGTCGTGAGCATTGCGAGCATCTCGGCTTGGCTGGGCATTATATTAGCAGTCAATATTTAATTGCCGCGGCTGCGCTTTTTGGCGGGAAGGCCGTTTGCGTTGCCGTTGCCGTTGCCGTTGCCGTTGGCGCCGCTGATTGCGGCGTAATTCACAGCGCGTGCTCGTCCAGAACTTGGGCGCGTAGGCTGAGGGGCTGCTCGCGGTGGCGCGCCACCTGTTGGCCGCTTCGCCGGTCCCGCTCTACCTGCCGCTGGAGCCGCAGCCATTATTCTCGCATGATTATTAAGAAGCTCCCTTAATTCGGCAGCCTTGGTTCGAAGTGCATTTCGCATAGCCTGTGCTCGAGCCACTTTTTCTTCGTTGGCGCCTGGCCAATTGACTGCGACATTTCGTGTACGAACTGTAGAATTCAATATTTGTCTGTATTTATTAAATGTGTTTGTGGGAATTGCCGTGCGCCGATTCAAAGCATTCTTAATTTGAAGAACCCATTGGAAAAGTTTAGTATTGCTCATGTTTCCTACAGATGCATTATTAATTGGACCATAATTAGTTGTTAGTATTTTACCTGCACCTTTTCTGTACAAAAACGCTCGCTTGGCTTCATTCATAAAGTTATTGGCCGACACCTTTTTGGAGCCAATGGCCGGAGGTCCCTGCCTTGTTTTCTCTATATAAGTGGGCCGACCAAATTGATTGACTCCTGTGCGTTTTACATAGTTGCGCTGACCCATCGAGCCGCCACGGATCGCGCGTTTCAAGAATTTAGGATTGTTGTAGTTTGGTGCAGAGCCATTATTCATTGAATTGTTTCCATATGCAGCAAGACGAGCTGCTATCGCATTTTTATTTTTAAGGTATCTTGAAAGGTTAGTTGATACAATGTATCTATAATGCTGAATAATTTCTTTCTTAACCGCCGACTGTTTGTTTGGGGCGACACGACCATTCTGCAATTTCTTCTCCATGTAATCAATAAATCCGAGACTTTCGGTAACTCGCGCCAATGCGGCGGTTGGATGCATCTTATCTTGATCTTTTAGAGCCCAATGCGAGGGAATAGCCGCTTGGAAGCGTCTAGCGAAATCATTTTGAGCTGGAACGAAAAATAGTTTAGAAAAATTTAGATATAGTTTTTCATTATTATTGAGTATATCAGCTATACCCGCATCTCGGAACCGGCCCGCGGGAAGACTGCAGCTAAGAAAAGGTATGATATCTTCATCAGTAATCTTCTTATTCAAGAAGAGTCTCTTCAATTGTTCTGGTATTTCTTCGGCCTCAGTGAGACCTGAGCGAATTTTGTTCATTCTATCTGGATGAATGCGTATCAGGTCTGCAAATCCAACAGCGGTCAATAGATAAACTGGAGTTCTTATAGCGACTATATGATTCGAACTACCGCGCACTTGGCTATTGATATAGGCAGGAGTCCAGTTTTGCACATTTTTACCAACTTCTGAATTGAATGAATATCCTGCGGCTGTGAACGACTCGGCGGCGCCGGCCGCAAAGTAAAGTTCTATATCAGGAACTGTTCCTAATATTTCTATGGACCACTTACGCAAAAGTGTAGCCGCTTTGCGCAACTGCTGAGCTTGTTCTTCGCCAGTTTCCCCCAACTCTTTCTTTAGCTCTCCCAATTTGAATCGGTGTTTACCATTCTTATCAATGGTGTGAATAATGGCATCAACCTCTATAAAAGTTTTACCTTTTCCCAATCCAAATATAGCTGGATATTTTCGCAATTCAAGTGTTGAAAATTTAACCGCGGTATAATAGCCCGGATTCTTCAAGAAAACCGGTAAAAACTTGTGACCTATGCGAGTTTCTTTTTCTTCAATTTCGGCCTGCGTTGCGTTGGCTTTTCCATGAGCATTTATCTTCTTTTCCCACGCAGTTTGGGGACCAACAAGTTTTCCACTCGCGTTGCGCTGGCGGCGCATCTTTGAGATGGCGGGGTATGCGTTGGTCCATATGCGGTTCAGTCTCGCCTTTTCACCTGATATGGCGTTTTCAAGAGAAGCGTTTCGTGGATTTACGCCCCCAGCTCTGCGCGTATTTTTATTCGTAGTTGTACCTCCACCGAAATTATTCAACTGACCACGTGTAGAAAAATCAAAACTAGGAAGAGGATTATTCCACACCGCCGCTTTGCTTTCATACACGAGGCCTTCCTTGATGTGTATAGCCGAAGCTTTCACTCTGTCGGTGACCACCTTGTGAATATATGTGTATAATGATTGATTACGCGGAACGTACATAGGTTCCCATACAGATTTAATAGCGGCGCCTGGAATGTACACGTTTAGAGGCACATTCGCATATGGATCCGCCCCCCTGTTTCTGGAAACAATCGTATACCTATACGCCATTACAATATTAATACATTTTTTTCCAAGTCGCGTTCCAAGTAAAGGACTAATTTGTAACTAAAATTAGATGTCTAACCCCTATGAAGTTTTGGGAGTTTCCAATTCGGGGTCTGACGGTGAGCTTAAAAAGGCTTACTACAAACTTCCCCGTGAGCACCATCCCGACAAGGGCGGAGACGCGGAGAAGTTCAAGCAGATCCAAGGTGCGTATGAGATGCTGTCAGATCCCCAGAAGCGCCAGAACTTCGACCAGTTCGGTACACCTGACGGCCCTCCCCAAAATCCCTTCGGAGGTGGCGGTGGGTTCCCCCCTGACATATTCGCGCAAATGTTCGGTGGAGCGTTTGGAGGACCCAGAGGGCCTGTAAAACGGGCCGATCGTCACCACGACATTAAGATCACTCTCGAGGATGCCTACCGTGGCCTGTCCAAACACTTGAGCATCACTATTACAAAGGCTTGTCTCAAATGCGTCAAGAATTGCCATCACTGTCAAGGGCGCGGAAACGTCCACGTGCAGATGGGACCCATGGCATTCCAGCAACCCTGTCCGGCGTGCCAAGGTCAGGGATGCGGGCGACTCGGGTGCAGTGAGTGTAGTCACAAGGGAAAGAAATATGAGAAACTCAATTTAGAACTAAAAATACCCAAGGGAGTCACGAATGACCACGTGCTCACCGCCCATGGGCTAGGCGACCAACCTGAAAAGACCAATGAAGAGCCCGGTGATCTTCATTTTCATATTAAAATTGCTGATCATCCCGAATTTATGCGCCAAGGAAATGATCTGATTTGGTCCACGAAGATTTCATTCGAGGATTCCGTGAATGGAAAGACTTTTAGCATACCACATTTCGACGGGCCCATATTGATAGACACGGCGGATTGGGGAGTTATCGACCCTCGGGAAGACTATGTGATTCCAGACAAGGGATTTGAAGGAGGGAAACTTAGGGTCTCATTTAATGTGATTTACACGAAAGGAAAATTCAAGCTCATCAAAGAAACTTAGAGGCGGTCACTAGAACAGACGCCAATGCGTTGAGGGTGGTCAGCGTCATGGCATCTTGTGTGACGTGGATGACCTCGTTGATGTTGAGTTGAGCGTGATGAAACGCCATATCATTTATTGTACTGGGTACGAGGCCTATTGTCGCGCCTCGCACCACGTGCTTTCTAAGCAGTGCGCCTGACCTGAAAGTCCTGTGGACCATAGGGCTCCTGATGACCCTGCGCACATGAACGCAAATACGTTTGGACATTTACCTACTTCTATTAGCCCATTTAATCTTTTAGCCAATGACACTCACTCTACATGTTTTTTCGAATAACTCTGTTTATAAAAGTGGATAAATAGACCAAATAAACTCGTCATAACCCAGAGCTCAGTCGCGACCAGAACAGGGTGACAGACGCCTAGCCGCGCCTGCTGGATCGCGTGAATCGCACACGCTACGAACTGCCCGAGCTGTACCTTGGTGATATAGCGTTTCCAAGGGCACTTGTACCCGAGTGACGTCAGTGTATAGTAAGAATACATGATCACGTGCACGGCTGAATTGACAGCCGCCCCGAAAAATCCATCTATGCACCTACCAATATAGAAATTCAGGAACCACGACCATATGAGCAATGTGTGGTGGTACATATGGAGAAACGACAATTGGGTCTCCTTTTTTCTCAAAACTATAAAAGCCGTGTCCAATAGCTCCACATACTTATTGAAATAGTGCCCCCGTATGACCATGTTCAACGTGGGGTGATCATAATGCTTATTGCCAAAGAGATTCAAGTTATTCTTCCAAACCTCTTGGACAATGATCAATACTGAAATAAAATTGAAAACGATCTGCCATGAATTATATACTAAAATTACATTGCGAAGTGTAAACGGGTTGCGGCTGGTCATCCAGACGGGGCCATAGTAACACGATGCTATATAAGCCGAGGTCGCGCATAGAGGGGGCCATACACTCATTCTTCACTTTCAAGAAGATACCTCCAGTTCTCTAAGCGAACTTTTTCATTTGGATTTTTGGATACGAAAAGAACACCCTTTTCCCCGCATTTATTCTCGTTGAATCTCACGCTATCCGCCCACTCGTAAATCACCTTGCCACGGCCACGATACGCTATGAAACGGGAGCACATGTCTGTGCGGGGCCAACGACCCTTGACGAAAAAGCGACAGTTTTCACAAAAAGGAGCCTTGTTCATTACACTAGTAATTCACCTTGTCTCTAACCGCACAATCCGCGCATTTCAGCGTAACTCATCTTCCCCTCGGCAAACTTGGCCATGGCCGCCGTCTGCTCGGGGTCGTTCAGAAACGCGGCGGCGGCGGCCAGCTTGGGATCCAATGCCGCAATTTTACGCAAGTCCGACGTCACATCTGGTTCACCCTCATCCTTCTGCTCGGTAACCTCGGCGTTCTGAGGCGTCTCGATGCGACGGTGAACCTGCACCACCGACCCGAAGCGGCCACTGCTCACAGGCGGGTCGTCCGTACGGCTATGGTACCTGACGGCGCAGCGCTTGCGCGGGTGGTTCATCTGAGTCACGCGGTAGTACCACTCGTCCCCGTCCTCAATAAGCTCCCAACCAATAGGGCGGCTAGGCTCGTGGACTGACTGAATAGAGCCGTCTTGACAGACCACATAGAGCTCGTTGCGCTGAGGACCGCCCTCTAGGTTCAGAAGGCCATACATCGACATGGTGGGGTACAGACCCGTAGAAGGGTGAAGGGGGTCGATCTGCTCGGCGTAGAACTGAAGGCCGGGAGTCTTGAGGGGGGAGGCCATGTTTGTTTTTGGGTGACTTTACTTGCCCTTGCCCTTGCTCTGACTCGGACACGACAACTTTTTTTCAAGGAGCGCCTCCTTGGCCCGTACCGCCTTTTGTGTATACACAGAGTACTCGGAGTGCTTCTTGGCTGAACTACGTTTCTGTTCACGGCCCTCCATTTGTATGAATTTTGAATTCAAATTGCTGTACGTGGCCCGTCCAAAACTCATTTTCTTCAATATAAGTAGGATGGACGAGTGCCCTGTTTGTTTGGAAAATTTATCAGGGACTCTCGTTCACATGGGATGTTGTAAGAAGATGGTCCATATTCAGTGTTATACCGTAAAGTGCCCCATGTGTCGGGCGGATTTACCCGCGCCGATACACGCCATGGAACCTCAACATATAATAATTCCAGTTCCAATTGCTTATACCCCATCACGAGATAATGGAAAGACTGTACGTAGTATTGTAGGGTTTATAGGAATTATGGGAGTGATTGCTATAGTCATTTCTCCTTATTATAGTTAGACGTCGTATTCACGGCAGTGCAACGGGTCCTCACCGCAGAGCTCAGCGAGCTCCTCTGCCAGTGCCTTGATACGTAGGTTCTCCTCACGCTGTCGAGCCAGCTCCGATGATAGCTCCTCCACGCGGTCCCACGCCACCTTGCACGCAGGAGTTTCCTCAAAATTATAGCATAAATTAGTTGCTTGTTGAATTGCCTGTTCTACATCCTTGGGACGCAGCTTCGTACGACGAGTGGGTCGCGGATCGGCACCTTTCTTGGCCAAAATTACAGGTCGTGCGACGGCCATAACAGTGTGCATTTTCAGATAAGAAAACCAACCTTTTATCTGAAAATGTCCAAACGCATTACACTCAAGGCCAGTGACGTGGCGGCTATTATTGGCCGTCACCAATACAAGCCTCGGCAGGAAGTATTCAACGATCTTTGGAAGAAATACAGTCCAGAGACGTTCCAAGGTCAGACAAAAAAGGACAAGGCCCTCGAGGCTCTTGCGGTGTCTGTTGACGCTCAAAAGGTGCTCGCGAGCGCCTTGGCGGTAGAGGCCAAAGATTCGGCCGAGGCGGCACTGACTTTCGAAAAGGCCAAGGCTCAGGTGAATTCAGATTCAAAATTGAACGCCGAACAAAAGGCTGATGTTATCGAGCACCTGCGGTCCAAGGTGTACACGACTCATGGGACGCGTTCCGAGGACAAGACTTCGGACAAGGTCACTCGAGACACTGGCGCGCGTCTTGTGCGTGATGACGCTTTTTACACGCATGAGGTGTGTGAGATTGGTGATCACAACTTTGTAATTTGTGGCAAAATTGATCGGATCGAAGAACTCCCTGACGGTTCACGTGTTCTTGTGGAAATCAAGAATCGCACCAATCGTCTATTCCGGCGGGTGGTTGAATATGAGAATATCCAAATTCAGGTATATCTTCAGATGCTGGGTCTTGTACGGGCCCGACTTGTGGAGCAGTACAACAGCCAGATTGCCAGTCACGATATTGACCGTGACGAGGAACTTTGGGAAAACATTATTCTACCTGATTTGCGCGCATTTTGCGAGGAACTAAGCGAGGTCCTAGGCTAGGAGCATCCAGAACACGTGGGACATGAACGCGATCGCGAGCGCCATTTTGACATCCTTGAGGAGCAAGTACACGACCACGAACAGCGCAAGAGCAGGCTTTATCGGGCCTGAAAGTGGGCTGCGCTCTTTGCGGATTTCAATATCCGCCACTGAATCAATTGCGCTCATTTTAATTTTACTTTAGAATTTAATTCACCACCACGCGTCCCGCCGTCAGGTCCTCGAACGTCACCATGAAAATCTCGTCCTCCCCATCCTCACTCTGTAGCTCCCACCCCTCACCCTGCATAAACTCCGTCACGGTGCACTGAACAAAGCGCGTGTGCTTCTTGTGCTTGACGGCCAGAGTCACAGATTTGCTGACAAGCGACTCGAACCATGACTCGTACGTCTCGATGTCGGAAGCAAGCTCATCGCGCTCCTTGGCGAGCTCAAGAACAGCCTCAATAGCCTCCATTGTACTCTCTTCACGTCGGGCTTTTTTATCTGAAGACTCTATTAGATGTATCACTTTCGGTTGGCACTGACATTCGCAGTCATGGGGTTGATATTCACAAGCAGAACTTGGTTGCAGTGGCTCAATACATTCAGCCCAGAGGCGGGACTCGCCATAAAACACGCCGCCATTCTCTTGGCAATTATAATTCTAAATTACTCGGATAACAGTATAAAAATCGAATACAAGACTGGGGCCTTGGGTATATTCCTAGTATATATGGCCTTTATGATTATTTTCAATTATCAATCAAAATGGGTGGAAGAATCTGGATCGAGTAATGTACAGGATCAGACCCCAGATGGCGTCATATATCTGAGAGCCCGCACAAATTTGAATTTAAATCCAGACTTGGCTCGTATAGTGACATTTGTGTTGGTGCCCGCTGTTCTCGTGTTTGCAGGGAGCAAACTCCTCAGACGCGGACAGAAATTAAATCTAGAATAAAATTAAATGGGAAAATACGCAAATATTTTCAAGGAGAGCGCGGCAGGGGGCGCAGGTTTTCTGGCCGCCTTTAGCGGGGCCCTTCTGATCGGCATGGCGTTCGGCATTCCAGGCCTCATCTTGGTGGCGCGTGAGCAGAAGAAGCCCAAGGGGGACCAGAACACGTTCCTTTTGATCCTAGGGTTCATACTCATGATCCTAGGCGCGGCGATTGGATTGGGTTTCAACGCGGGGGGACTCGTGAACAGTATCAAGAACGAATTTTGAATTAAAATTCAACAACAATATTCATAGTGCACCACTCGTCGGCGCGTGCGCGGTTGCGTGCGGCGGAGCTGACAGGGCCGCCCGCGGCGATGATGGGGTACCGCGAAGCAAACTCCTTGCGCGGCTCGTCGATCCAGCCACACTTATTGAGGTGGCGATCAGACATGTACATATCAGTCTCGAGCATCAGATACTCGATGTCCTCAGCGACCAGACCTTCAGCCTTGAGGCTCCGGAAGGTCCGCTCGATGTCCTTGAGATCGACCGAGATTTCCCCAAGAATTTCGCGGCGGTAGCGGCGCGGGAAGTACTCGGCCATCTCGAACGCGTCGGAAATGCACGCGTCAATAGCCTCACCCAACACCTCCCCGCAGCGCGTCTCCCACGCGTCCTCATCCCACTGGTCGCGAACGCGGTGGAACCCCTTGAAGTAGATGGGTTTGCGGCACATAGGGCAACCCGTGCCGGTACCCTTCAGGTACCAAGTCTTGATGCACCCATTGCAGAACTCGTGCCCACATGAGAGCTGCTGGAAGGGACCCGCCTCGGAGTAGCACACAGAGCACTCACGGTCGTTGCAAGCCATGTTAGGTGTCGAGAAGTTTTGGTGTGAATGACCATACTAGGCCGCCCTCTTGACTGTCACATGACACGTTTTTTACACATAAGTAGAAGTTATTGTCCAGCTTATACTCGACATATTTACTGCATAAATATAGAAACTTCTTGATGGTGCGCTGATCCATGAAGGAGCCACGTTCCATGTGTACACGTTTCCGGCTTTACTATTATAAGCTTGTTTTGCCTTTCCAGAAGCCATGCTGAGGTTTGTAAGATCCGAACCAGTAATAGTGGCCGTCAAAGTAAAAGTTTGAAATTGAGTTACATCCGATGGAGTTGCTATATAATTTGACATAAAAGAAGCCGCGGTACCGCTACCAGACGTGTTCCATGTTTTTGATGTGGGAGGGCAGGCCGCCGTCGTACAAGACACGGTTCTGCGCACCCCCGTATTCCATGATGGATTATCATTAGAACCTTCCAAGTTTGGATAAACTGTTTTACACGTTTTACCAGATCCAGATTGAGCTATATCGACCGCTCCAGTTTCAGACTGAGTTCCCGGACCACCACATGCTGGAACACATGGCGTGAACACACCGTACCAATTTATGCGACAATCGTTATTACATGGTACATCACATGGTGCGGTCCGTGTAAGGGAAGAAGCGGGGGGAGTGCTGCACGACGTTCCCGCGGCTGGTCGTAATGGCACCCCTATGTCCGTAATATTTCCGGCTCCACACGACCCCGATAGAGGAAGACACGTCCCAGTTTGCCAACTGATACCACATGGTACTGTGGGCGCGGGCGCGGGCGCGGGTGTGGGCAGACTCGACTCTGGTGTGTATCCTAAAATCGCTCCTGAAGTTGAGGGCCCTCCGAAAGTTGAGGGCCCTCCGAAAGTTGAGGGCCCTCCAGAAGTTGATGGCCCTCCTGAAGTTGAGGGCCCTCCGGAAGTTGAGGGCCCTCCGGAAGTTGAGGGCCCTCCGGAAGTTGAGGGCCCTGCGGAAGTTGAGGGCCCTGCGGAAGTTGAGGGCCCTCCAGAAGTAGAGGGCCCTCCAGAAGTAGAGGGCCCGCTTCCCGATGCGGTCACAGGCGCCGTCTCGGGGGCCGACGGGCACTTGTACCCAAAACCATTTTTACATTGAGTTTTCTTGAAGTAAATGGGGAGTACTATGGCCAGAACCACAATACACACGATGGCGAATGCAATAGCAGGACCGCCCTTCCCCATTTATATATCAAAATATTTAAAGATGTCGAGAGTTTATAATGAAAGAATGATTTGTGCATCAATTACACTACCCCCACCAGTAAAGCCGCGACGCGGATCCAAGACCAATCAAAAGAGCCGTAAATATTACACGTTGCATACCGGTAAAAACGACGCGTTCACTCTGCGCGTCGACGAACAGTCTCGGACGTCGATCGTTGGTTTCACGGAGTGGGACAACGCCATGTTTGTAGGGCAAATGCTCGAGACTTATTTTATTGATCAAAAGGAGTGGCCTCCGACATATGAAGTGGGGGCGTTGATTTTACCGATTCCTCAAGGACCCACCGATATTCTCCATCACTTGTACATCCAACAATGGGAATTTAATGAATTACAGGTGACGTGTACGAAAAACTTTTTGGATATGATTTCTATTGATGATGTTGTAAAGAAAAAGTCGCCAAGTGGTTACGTGTTTTCAGGCAAGACGTATAGTTTTGACGCCCCTATAGAGTTTTACCGTGATCGTTTGCACGAGATCCATCAACTCACTTCTGCTCATATGGAGGAATAAACGCCTTGCCGCGCAAAACAGCCTTGGTGTACACACCACACAAAACAAAATGAATATGAGGCCAATCAAGTGCATCTCGATTATCAAGAACGACCTTCAACGGGTTGGTGTTGATATCCGCAACGAACGACACGTGGGCCGTCGGATCATTCAGTTTCTCAGCCATATCCATCATACGAGAAAACCACTCCACATGGGTCTCGTTTGATGGGTCGAACGCCTTGACGAACTTGCTAGTAATTGTCTCAGCCATTTATTTTAATATTTATAAGATCTTTAAGCCATCATCGCACCGCATGCGCATCCCTCGGACTTGCGAATGAACAGCAGGTACAAAGCCACAACCAACAGAAACCAAAATAAATAATTCTTATTCATACTTATTCTTCGCCGAGAGATTCTTCCGACTCGGCGTCCGATTCTTCCAATGTGTCGTCTGAAAATTCATCGTCGTCCTCTTCGTCTTCCTCATCTTCCTCGTCGTCATCATCGTCGTCATCGTCACTTGGGACGTAATCATCATCTGATGAGTCCTTGGTGAATTCATTGTCTCCAATTTTCATAAATCCCAGACTTTCCTCGGAATCATTATTTAGATATTCTGATATCGATTCGTCATCCACATCGTATGTGTCATCCTCGTAAGACCATACGCCACCTGCACCTTCTGTTAGGTATCTGATGGTGAAAATCACTCCATTTCTTTCAATAATTTTTGCAAGAAGTGGAACGGGTTTGCGTTGTCCAACGTCTGTCCAGACTCGAACGAGGCTCATCTGATGTTGTCGACTGAAATTCTTTTTATCTATAATTTACGCAAGCTTGCCAATTGTGCGGGCAAGCAGAGCAAGTCCGCGTGGGCCGCGCTTGCCACCCTTGTTCTTGCGAACCTTGCGCATGTATGGGTTGGGCAGGTTCCACTCTGGGCTGGCGCGCACCTTGCGTGGGCGGCCGACTGGGCGCTTGGGCGCGTAGCCCTCGTACATCTGGGCGATGTAACCTGCGCGCTTCACTGGGAGCACGCGCACGCCCTTGACGCGGGCGGCGTACTTACCGCGGGCATCGCCGGCGTTCTTGCGGACCTTACGGATCAGCTTGGGGCGGATGGGGCTGGGGATGGCGACATTCGCGTGGGCGTACTTGACGTTCACCGTGGACCCCTGTGGGTTACGGTAGTACTTGGCCTTGGGGGCGTACTTCAGGCCCTTGTCCGTCTTGACGACGAACTTGCCCTGAGCGGTCTTCATGATGACGCGACGCTTCACGTTCATAAAGGAGGTGGCCTTGGGGGAGGAGCGGGGCATTTTTATAATAGCCTAAGAATTTAAGCCAGACGAGCGAAGGGGTTAGCGGCCAGCATACCCTTGGGCACGCGCATACCACGCTTCACACCGGAGTTCTTGCGGGTCTTGCGCACTGGCTTGCCACCGAACAGGGCCGCGATGCCCATGTTGCCCAGAGAGCTGGGGCGCGCCTTGCGTGGGCGACCGACTGGGCGCTTGGGGCCGATGGCGCGGCGGTACACCTGTCCCTCCTTGCGGCGCACACCGCCCTTGTCGGAACGCGTCTTGCGGGTCGCCTTGGGGCGGATGGCGGTTGGCACGCGAGCACCCGAGTTGGTGATGGTGCGCACGGTACCGCCTGGGCTCTTGACGTAAGCCGCCTTGGGGTTGTAGGCGGAGCCCTTGTCGGTCTTGACCAGGTACTTGCCGTTGGACGTCATCATAATGACGCGGTGCTTCTTGTTCATGAACTTGGTGGAGGCTTTGGGAGCGGCGGGGCGACCACGGGGCATTTTGTAATATTGAACGAGAAAATAATTACACTCAGCATTTCCATCGGTTTCCGCAGCCCTTGCACGTGACGTAAGTCGTCATCGGCTCATCGGCCGAGCGAGTTTGCATCTGGTAGTAGGTCGTCTTGATGCTCTTGCACTTACCGCACTTGAAGAGGCCGTTGTAGTCCTCCTCCTTGGCGCGCAATTTCTCAAACTGAAGATCGCGCTCGCGGTGTTTGAACAATGCCTTGGCGTACGGACCCTCTGGCCATAGCACGTCGGCTGTATAATTCGCAATCTTTTTCACGTCGAGCTGCTTTTTGCGAAGCCGGTCAAGCAGCTGGGGAACGTACACAATATCAAGAGTCACGTGATCGTCCCGAACGGTCAACTCCGGAACGGCCACGGGAGCCCGCGAGAGTTCGCTAATGAGAGCCACCGACTTTTCCTTATATATCCTTCGGAACGTGGGGTTTTCCCAAGAGGCGGTTTCGTGTAAAACGGTCTTCACCTCACGGACTGCCCAATTGAGCACGGCCACCTCTATGTTGCGCGGGATGTTGCCGGTACCGCAGATAGAGGCCAGCTTAGAGCGCACATAGTCGCGGCAGGGGTGATTCATTTTGGATGTAGGACTAGTATAATCGGCTGTACGTGACGGGGACATCACACGAATTTTAGGGTCAACTCGGTCGATTCGTCATCGGCCATTCTTTTTTGAAATTGTTCACGAGCTTTTATAGGGCAGTTCTCTTCACATGTAGTGAGGACATCGCGCGTCTCCTTGTGATGACTCGACCAACCAGCTGAATCATCCTTAAATTTTCCATACTGATTTGCCCTCTTCATAGTTTCTGAAATATTGCAACTTGGGTAGTGGAGGACCTTCAGATCATCTTCGGAAATTTCACGAGTGGAACTACTGTGAATATCATGTGGGCCACCCCAAGTTCCCTCACCGACCCGACAAGCCGACTTGCCGTTAATATATGCAATGTATTTGTTCACATTTGTGTGAAATTTAGAACCCTCTATAAAACAATTATTGTAATCGTCACTGTCGGGAGCCATTTCCCAATTTTTAATTTTAAATGAATTTGATTTTGTTTTTGAAAATACATCCGCTGGTGGAGTTCCGTGAAGCAACTCATCCGAGTCGATGTGAATGAGCCACTGTACGCCGTCAGCCTCGGCCATGCGTTGAGCCTCCTCGAACGCGAGGCGCTGTTTCTCATTACGGTTTGCGGGTTCATCCTTGGAGTCGTCCCATCTGAAACCTAGGCGGTCTTTCCAATTTTGAATTAAAATTAGTGAAGGGTCGGTGACTCCCAATTTTTCATCGGGTTCATCTGTAAAAATATAAAATTTATCAATTTTCATCTGAAATTTATGGTAGTTGAACCAAGTTTCAAACTGATGGGGATCTTTAATGAGTGAAACTATGGCTACTGAATTATCTGGTTTAGGCCACATGGCCAAGAGGACCAGTAGGACCACAATCACCACAATGAGGATGATCTCCATATAAAAGGATCAACATTATTTACAGTAAGATGTGGCCTCACGTGTCATGCGCGACTGCGCGTCAGTGTCCCGTATGGGTCTAAATTCAATTGCTCGTCTTGTGCGGAACGCGCACTTCTCAAGACCCTCGTGATCCACGCGCGGAGGCAGGGGGTGCACGCGGCGTGTATATCTCACTGGATCCATAGAAAGTATGGAGATCTAGTTATTCAGAAAATACGTCATGACGGTCAGGCGGGCACGTCTCTACCATGCGTCCTGTGTCGTAAAGCATTGGACCGTTGGTCTATTCAATGGCGAGCTCATATAGACCAAAGATGGATCAAAAGTAATGATTCTGAATTACCAAAGGCGAAGCCTACCAACAATCAAAAACTTTTGTTGGGTTTCAAGTAGGAATGAGGTGGTTTCTGACGATCGCTCTAGGCTTTGTGATGGCGTGGATAATTCTCAGATTCGCTCCAGCCGCCACCCCGAAGACTTCGACTTATGTACAGCAGCCCGTCATAGGGCGTGACCTCGAGGATGACGACCCTGAGACCATGAT